GAGGAATATCAATGGGAAGCATCAGGTGATCCTACTGATGGTATTTGCCCCTTTGTTATCCCTGACCAGTGGCTAGCCGCAATGGCCGTGCGCAAGGTTGTGGCATTGGCTACCGACGGCGCTTTGATTACCGGCAATCGCAATGCAGGCTTGGCGTCCCTTGCAGGGTCCATGCGTCGCAATGGGTTTTCCAACACTGAGATTCACGCAGCCATCAGCATAGTCAATGCCGAGCGCTGCGACATACCCCTGCCAGCTTCAGACATTAGACGTATTGCCGAGAGCATATCTCGCTATGAGCCAGAGCAAGACGTTGGTGCATCCGCAGCCCTTGGGGACGCCGCAGCTGAAAGTTTGATAAATAAAAATGCTGATGTCATTGAAAAGTTAAATGCAGTCTTTGGCGACCAGCTTGGCGTCGATTACGAAGCACCCGACGAATTGGTCGAGGGTTTAATGACAATCGGGAGCGCCGTGGTCGTATATGGCGACAGTAACTCAGGCAAGACCTTTTGGGCGCTCTCGGTCGCCGCATCTGTCGCAATGGGTACAGAATGTTATGGTCGCCGTACCGACCCTGGGCTTGTGGTGTATCTGGCAAGCGAATCCCCTGCTAGCATCCGCTCTCGCATACAGGCATTGAAAAAGTACCATAACGACGACCTTGAAAACCTAGTTGTTGTCCAAGCACCCGTTAATTTTTACTTGGGCGATGGGGACGCAACCGACGTTATTGGCTTAGTCAAGACCGTTGAGCAAATGAAGGGGCAGCCGGTACGCCTAATTGTGGGCGACACCCTCGCCAGAATCAGCGCAGGGGCCAATGAGAATAGTGGCGAGGATATGGGACCGGTCATGTCACGTTTTGACGTTGTGGCAGCCGCAACAAAGTCCTGCATCATGATTATTCATCACAATGGTAAAGATGCCGCAAAGGGGTCCCGCGGTTGGTCCGGCATTCGCGCCCACATCGACACAGAAATCGAAGTTAACGAAAAGGAGGGGGTGCGCTCGGTTACCGTCACAAAGCAGCGTGAATTGCCAAGCAAGGGTGATGCTATTTACTTTAAATTGCACGTCATTGAAATGGGCAAAACCAAGTTTGGCAAACCGGCGACCACCTGTGTGGCGATCCCAGACGATGAGTCACAAACACAAAACCCCCACCAGCCCCTCACCAAGTATGATCAAAATGTACAGTTATTAGAGCGCGCTTGGCGTGTCTCAGGTGCCGAGATGCGCAACAATAACCCGTACCTGTCCAGAAGTGCATTGATTGACGTCATTGTGGGCGATGGTAACTCACAACGTACAGCAGAAAACAAAGTCGCACCAGGGCGTAAAGATGGCTTAATTATGCCAATGCTCAATGCAGGGGTGATGAAACCCTATGAGCATGGCTGGATTTTTGTTAACCCAACACAGACCACAGCCATGGTTATGCTGTCCAATAATGATAAAGAGTAACCCCGCCCACCCCCTACCCCCTATAGGGGAGGGGGAAAGGGGGTTAGCTTATACGTGGTCTTTTTGGGGGTTAACCTCAATGTCGGTTACATTATCCAACAATCTAGACTCAGCTTCTTTTAGTGCTGATGTAATCGATATCTGAGTGTGTGTCACAGATACATCGATTTTGTCACCCCAAGACTTTGGTCGAAGTTTAGCGGCCGTCCACTTACGAGTGTCTATCCTAATCTTCATTTGGTTTATCCAAGCACTCAATTGTGGACCGTCTAAACCCTCTGGGGGTTTTTCCTCGGATATGTCGATTAGGGATTCGGCCAAGTAATCCGCTCTCGCTTCGATCGCTTCATCATATAAGCGCTTGGTTTCCGGATGTGAGCGTAAATGACGTTGGAAGGCGTCATAGGTTGGATAGCCTTCTTTTTTAATGGCAGTGATTAAGCTTGAACCATTGCCTATATCGCGTAGCACCACCGGCCATATGCTTGGCCAATCGTAGAATGGTTGGAAGTTACCCCAATCGTCGCGATTCTCTAATACTGCCTGTTTAGGGGTGTTGAGGGAAGGGGTGCTTAGTGCTTGAAAGTGTTCGATTGTCATAATCGCATCTATTAGGTTAGATTGCAGTGAGTTTAAAACAATATGATTGGTGATGTATAGGGGTGCATAAAAAAACCCGCTCTAGGCGGGTTTAAATCGGTTTAAAGGGTATGTTTTTATAGTTCAAACACTATGATGATTGTTACTACTACAAGGCCGGTGATTAGAGGGATCATACTAGCCATCCCTCAATCTCGATTTTTAACTCGTCTAGCATGGCCTTGTACTCGGGTTTATCTTGCCCTTTGCATAGAATGATGATCAAGTGATAGAAAAGGTCACCGTCTTTTAAAAGCTTAATCCACTCGTAGGCGTCCGATCCGCCATCCGCAATACTTTTGATTACGTCGTTTACGTTGGCGTTTTTGAGTTCGTCGATGTAATCGTAGTAATCCTCATCGCCATGTACGTCGTCATTACGGCCTGGAAAGGTGTTGAAGTTCATAGTGTTCCCCTTAAAGGTAGTTAGCTAAAAAAATCGCCAGTGCGCCAAGTATTGCTGCTATTACTGAATGAATGTATTCGTTCATCATGCGGCCTTTATGATTCGGATAACTTTATGCATGGAAACGCCATGCGCGGGGTATGCAATAACTTTGACCTTCTTGTCGTAACAGGCGCGACAACCATTACACTTGCCATTATGCGAATAAGCCTCGCATAACGTCATACCTTTCTTGACGTCGGCCGGTGTGGGGATGATTACGCTACCATGCAGTTTTTTGGTGTATTCGCCTGTTACGCTATCACTGCTAAATCGGACTGATACGTTAGGCAATGCGGCCATCTGTTGCAACACTAGCGCAAACTTGGGGAATTTATGCATACGGGTTGGAAGCCAATGTTTAACCCATGGTGTGCGCTTCATTACTTCAAGCATTTTCTCGGCCAAGCCTAGCGCGTACATATCGCCTGAATCAAACCATCTAAAATAGGTGTCTTTGCTCAATTCGGCTACCATGTCGTCTACCCATTCAAGGCGTTGCCAATCTTCTTTATTGTGGCGTCTAGGCGCTTTGACATTCTCAAAGCGATAATTGCCCGTTGTCGCGTAACAGCCCTTACAGGCGTCTACTAATTCACCGGGCGCGCTTATTGAGCCCGGACAAGTATCAAGCGCCTGTAATGACCATGAACGGATGCCGTCGAGTTTTGATGTAACAGATATCTTCATTTATATTTCCTCGGTTTGATAAATCAGAATGAGTAATAGTGTTTTTGCTAATCGGCAAAATAGACTAGCATACCTTTGGACGTTTTGCCCGCGTACATGGTTTTAAATTCTAGGGTTTCTATCACGTCGCTTTCCAAAAAAATCGGATCCGATTTTTTCAGGCCGTATTCATGTGCGACATAATCCGGCCTTTCCTCTACCCAATATCGACAAATGTCTATTAGGTCAATTTCAATGTCGTTACTTTCTAAATAGTCAACGACAAGCTTGATTGCTTCAGCGCTTAGTTTTGTTCTCATGATTGCAAAGCCTCCACAGCTGATTGCAGTGAATCAAAACTCATGTCGTCGTTAAAGACGACGTCGTTAGTCACGTCGAATTTGTAGCCGTCTTCACTAATAATTGACGTCACAGTATTTGTAGCGAGGAAAGCTTCTAACGTGTCAAACAATACATTGCTGTAAATTTCACCGAACAATGCATTGCCTTCAGGCGCGTCGCACACTGTGCCGTCGTCGTGAAGGTAGAATGTTGCTGTATTAGTGTTTAGCGTAATCATGATGTATTTCCTTGGTTGATAAATCAGTTTAGGTGTAACTATATTAACACAATAAACCACATTGTCACAACATATATATTTATCGCTTTGTCATAATCAATAGGCAAAACCTATCGCGCATTGTTCCATGTGAAACAGTGTGCGCGCATCATGTTGCATTGCAACATTGTGCATTGCAGCATTGTGCAGTGCAATATAAAGCTAGGCTTAGTGTGTGTGTTAAGTGTTGCTTAACTCAGCTAGTCTTAGCTAGCTAATGAATCCTTAGCGCAAGCGTGACGCAGTGCAGCAAAATGCTGCGCCGCAGCAGAAGGGGGGGGGTAGGGCATGGCGGCGGAGGTGTGTGTGTGCGCACAGTCTAAGAACAATTTATTTTTATTTATATTTTTTTTGTTATCATTCACAAATGCAAACAACCATCTACTCCCCCACTGAAGAGATGACGCTCATGTCCCGTCTCTGGTCGCCCGCGATCAAGGATGATCCGTTAGCGTTTGTGTTGTATACGTTTCCTTGGGGTGTGCAGGGTACGCCTCTGGCTAACTTTACGGGTCCACGCAAATGGCAGCGTGAGGTGCTAATCAGTCTGCGCGAACATATCAAGGCGAACAATGGCAAGGTTGACTTTGACACGCTACGCTTGGCGACCTCGTCTGGTCGTGGTATTGGTAAGTCTGCTCTTGTTAGCTGGCTTACCATCTGGATGCTTTCCACCCGAATCGGTTCGACCACTATTATCTCTGCCAACTCAGAATCCCAACTCCGGTCAGTAACCTGGGCGGAGATTACTAAGTGGTTGGCGATGTCTCTAAACTCGCACTGGTTTGAAGTCTCAGCGACTCGACTCATGCCCGCTAAGTGGATCACAGAGTTGGTTGAGCGTGACTTAAAGAAGGGTACGCGCTACTGGTCTGTGGAAGGCAGGCTTTGGTCGGCGGAGAACCCAGACTCCTACGCTGGTGTCCACAACTACGACGGTGTGATGGTGATCTTTGATGAGGCATCCGGTATTGATGACTCGATCTGGGCGGTGACTTCTGGATTCTTTACAGAGAACACCCCGAACAGATTCTGGATGGCGTTCTCTAACCCCCGTCGCAATACTGGCTACTTCTTTGAGTGCTTTAACTCCAAGCGTGACTTCTGGACGACTAAGATTGTCGATGCTAGAACGGTTGAGGGTACGGACAAGCAAGTCTATCAGCAGATCATAGATGAATATGGTGCCGACTCGTCCCAAGCGGCAGTCGAGGTCTATGGCTCGTTTCCTGCTGCGGGTGATGATCAGTTCATATCGTCCGTGATTGTGGACGACGCGATGAAACGCCCCCGCTACAAAGACGACTCCGCCCCCATAATCGTGGGGGTTGACCCTGCACGGTTTGGGTCTGACTCGACGGTGATTGCCATCCGTCAAGGGCGCGACATTATCGCCATTAAACGTTTCAAGGGTGATGACACGATGACGGTCGTGGGTCATGTGATTGAGTGTATCGAAGAGTATCAGCCTGCGATGGTGGTGGTCGATGAAGGCGGCGTGGGCGGTGGGGTTGTCGATCGCTTAAAAGAGCAGCGCTACAAGATTCGGGGTGTGAATTTTGGAAATCGCTCCAAAAACCCTTTGATGTATGGCAACAAACGCGCAGAAATGTGGGGTGAAATGCGTCAATGGTTAAAAACTGCGTCGATTCCTAGTGACAGAGTACTAAAAACTGATTTAATATCACCTATAATGAAGCCGGACTCCAAAGGTACGATCTTTTTGGAGTCTAAGAAGGATATGCGCGCAAGGGGTCTAGCCTCACCGGACGCCGCAGATGCGATATGTGTGACGTTTGCGTTTTCTGTTGCGCATAGAGAGTCGAGTACGAAGATACGGCAGCGAAGTTACGCACAAAGTGGCATGGCCACCTCATGGATGGGATCGTAATGGCTAAGAAATCGGTGTCATTATCAGTTGGTCGAGGCGAGAAGCTACCCGCAAAGCAGGGCGCTGGGTTGACCGCCAAAGGTCGTGAGAAATACAATGCCGCAACAGGATCAAATTTAAAAGCACCAGCACCAAACCCAAAGACTAAGGCTGATGCGGGGCGCAAAGCGTCCTTTTGTGCAAGAATGGGCGCGGTCGCAGCGAACGCTAAAGACGGCGAACGTGCGAAAGCTTCTCTTAAACGATGGAAATGCTAATCATGGCTACAAAACCTGGTCTCTACGCAAATATCCACGCCAAACGTGAGCGCATTAAAGAAGGTTCAGGTGAGAAGATGAACAAAGTTGGCAGCAAGAATGCACCAACCGCCAAAGACTTTAAAGATTCAGCTAAGACAGCGAAGAAGAAATGATCCGACTATTAAACGATAACATTGCAGTCAAACCCGATCCGTTTGTGCAGTCTGGATTGATTATCATGCCCGAAGAAGATATGCGCACGGGTGTGGTGGTGGCAGTCGGTCCTGGTAAGAAAGGATCAAACCGACCACTCATGGTATCGGTTGGCGACCACATCATGTATAGTGGCACAATTGACCAAGAGTTTGATGGTCTGCTTGTGATGAAAGACAAGGACGTAATAGGGACTGTATGAAAGACAAAGACATCATCTCGATTGCCAAAAGCCGCTTTACAATGGCTGTATCAGCGTATTCTGAGAGCCGAGAGGATGAATTGGACGATCTGCGCTTTTATGCCGGTAGTCCAGACAATCAGTGGCAGTGGCCAGCCGATGTACTTGCCACCCGTGGCTCAGTCCAAGGTCAAACCATCAACGCACGACCCTGCCTCACTATCAATAAACTCCCCCAGCACGTCAGACAAGTCACCAACGACCAGCGTCAAAATCGCCCAAGTGGAAAAGTCATTCCCGTGGACGATAAGGCGGATGTTGAGGTTGTTCAGATATTTGACGGGCTGGTGCGTCACATTGAGTACATATCGGACGCAGATGTGGCGTATGACACGGCGTGTGAGAACCAAGTGGCGTATGGCGAGGGCTATATTCGCTTACTCACTGAGTACTGCGACGACAATAGCTTTAACCAAGACATTAAGATTGGTCGTATTCGTAATTCGTTCTCCGTTTATATGGACCCCACCATCCAAGACCCTTGTGGGTCGGATGCGCAGTGGTGTTTCATTACCGAAGACCTGACTAAAGCTGAATACGAGCGTCAGTTCCCTAATTCGCAGCCAATATCTTCGATGATGGCGCAAGGTGTGGGCGATGCCTCTATTTCGCAGTGGGTGAGCGAGAATACAGTAAGAATAGCTGAGTACTTCTACATTGAGCATGAGAAGGCGACACTGAACCTGTACTACGGCAATGTAAGCGCTATGAAAGGTTCTGTTGAAGACATGGAGATGGCTGCAACTGGCATGAAGCCAATTCGCTCCAGAACCGTGGACATCAAGAAGGTCAAATGGTGCAAAATCAACGGTTTTGAGATTCTTGAGTCGCAAGATTGGGCAGGATCAAGCATTCCTGTGGTGCGTGTGGTCGGTAACGAATTTGAGGTTGACGGTCGTATTTATGTCTCTGGCATTGTGCGTAACGCAAAAGATGCACAGCGGATGTACAACTACTGGACAAGCCAAGAGGCTGAGATGTTAGCCTTGGCACCCAAAGCCCCATTTATTGGATACGGTGGTCAGTTTGAAGGCTACGAGATGCAGTGGAAGACTGCCAACACGACCAACTGGCCATATCTGGAAGTTAATCCCGATGTGACCGACGGTGCGGGTGGTGTTCTGCCCCTGCCACAACGCGCGCCCCCACCACTGCCCCAAACCGGTTTGATTCAAGCCAAAATGGGTGCGAGTGATGACATCAAGGGCACAACCGGTCAGTATGACTCAAGCCTTGGTCAGACCTCTAACGAGCGTTCGGGTAAAGCGATTTTGGCGCGTGAGCGTCAGGCCGATGTCGGCACTTATCACTATGTTGATAACTTGGCGCGCGCTGTGCGCTACATCACACGTCAGATCGTGGACTTGGTGCCTAAGATTTATGATACTGAGCGCATTGCGCGCATTATTGGTGTGGATGGCGAGACAGACATTATTAAGGTAAACCCTAATCAGCCGATGCCTGTCAATAAGATCAGAGATCAGCAGGGTATTGTGATCGAAAAGATTTACAACCTGAACGTCGGTCGATACGATGTCTGCGTGACAACCGGTCCAAGCTACATGACCAAGCGTCAGGAAGCGTTGGAAGCGATGGCTCAACTTCTGCAAGGCAACCCACAGTTGTGGGCAGTGGCTGGCGACTTGTTCATTAAGAACATGGATTGGCCTGGTGCCGAGGAAATGTCCAAGCGCTTTGCCAAGACCATTGATCCTAAGATCATGGAAGGTGGCGACGA